CTACTATTATACGCAACGACGCCCAATGCCCAGCCAACGAGTTTTATGCACTGATAGATCGGTATGCAGAGCTAAAAGCGTTTTACGCGCGAGCACGCATAATACACGCCGAAATGATGGTTCAAAACGCGGAGGACGTCCTAGATGCTGTACCGCTGACCGTTGAATATGCCGATGGTCGCGGCGGGCCTAACCAGGCTGGTGCCCGCATGGCCGATACGCGAGTGCGCCATAGGCAGTGGCTGGCCGAAAAGCTACATCCAGCATATCGCAATCGCCAAGAGTCGATTAACACAAATGTCAACTTAAGCGCTGAAGTGCAGGTGCCTGCCGATGCTGATCTGTCATCCATAATTCAGGCTATGCATGGGCGCAGGGAATAGTGTCTATTAATACGATTAAACGCCAATCTGTAAAGGCAGGTTAATGTGCCGCTTAACAAGTACAGATATATATATCATGCGGTTATAGCACGATTGCTATACATATAGCAGTATACATAATGGAGATTATGCGACGTTAGGCGGTTAAGTAGGGGGGGGTACCTTTTGGGGCCGGGGGCCGGGTGATTTTTCGGTAAGGTGGTCGTATACCCATTCGTTTTCTCGTTGATGTATTTAGCATATTGTGGGTTGACAATGAGGGAAGTGGTTAATGAGTAGGCGGAGGGTTTTGTAGTTGGCGTTGGCGAAGTGGATGAAAAGAGAGGTAGGTAGGCTATGGGTGGATATGCGGGAAGGGAGTGGGACAGGATGTTGTTGCCGCCGTTTCATGCTGGTAGGGGAATAAGTGATGAGCGGTGGCGTGAGGTATTTGGGAGGACGGGTAGGATGGATGATGGGGGTGTTGGGGAGGATAAGGATGGAGGGAAGGATGATGGGATGATGGGGCGGGTAAAGCGGGCGATGGGGAAGGTGGCTGGTGAGGATTTGGCTATAGCGGTGGAGATTGAGAGAGGGGAAATTAAGCCATAGGAGGGTGGTATATGGAATGTAAAGAATGTCCTGCGCATGGGAATATTTGTGTAAGGCCGATGATTAAGGGTTGTGTTGTGTTTCTTCAGAAGCTTGCCGCGTATGTAGATTTGCGGGGAAAGGGGAATGTTGTGCCATGCGGGGTTTGTGCGGGGTGTGGGGGGCGTACGGATATTTTCAGATATTGTCCTAATTGTGGGCGGAAGCTGTGATTGACTTAAGCAAAGAGTACACGGTGGAGGATGGTCAGGAATTGCAGATTGCCTTTTTGGAGACCATTGGAAGGCGCTGGCAGATAGCGTATGACCGGCATTTGTTGATGAAGGAGGGCAAGGGGAACGCGGATGAGATAAGTGCGAGGGACGCGGGGATATTGGCGGAAGCCGAGGTGATAATGAGGAAGATATTGCTGGCGCGCGATGATTTTTATTTTAATTTGAAACAGCCGCGGAATGAACCTTATAGGGAGGCGATGAAGAAGAAGTGTGCTCGGAATTGGAAGCTGTTTGTCAATATTTTTTGCTGGATACATGAGCCGAGGATGCCGAAGCCGTTGATAAGCGAATTGCCGTTTATCATGTATCCGGCACAGGAAATCATAGGGGAAACCATTGAGAAGTGGTACAAGAACCAGACGGCGGGCATAATATTCAAGAGCAGGGGTGCGGGAATAAGCTGGCTGTTTTGCGCGATTGTGGTATGGCACTGGCTCTTTGATACGGGATTCACGTGTATCATGGGATCAGAGAAGGAAGAAAAGGTGGACGTTAAGGGACTGACGAGGCCGCTTTTTGGGATGATGAGGTATATCGTTTACCACTTGCCGAAATGGCTTAGGCCGGCGGCGTTCGCCACTCCGGACGGGGCTTATGACTTGGAACGCCGATTGATTAACCCCGAAAAAGAAAATGAGATAATCGGGGAAATCGGGGAGAACATCGGAAGATCGGGACGCGCCAGCCTTGTCATAATTGACGAATCTCAGGAAATATCCAAGCCGGAAAAACTGGACTTCTCACTGGAAAGCGTTACCGCGTGCCGCATCGACGTGGGAACCGCAAGCGGATTAAACCACTTCGGCAAAAAAATCATGGACAGAAAATTGCCGATAGCGGAAATCCACTGGAAAGATGACCCGCGCATAAATCCCGATTGGCGCGAAGGCAAAAAAAATACGGACTGCCCATGGAGAAAACTCAAGGACATCACCGTGGATAAGGTCGTCATGGCCCAGGAATATGATATGGACCTGAATGCTAGCGTCGAAGACGCCTTTATCCCGGCGGAATACGTGGCGGCTGCCGTGGATTATGACCTTGTTCCCGAAGGCGATAGGTGCGGCGGTTTCGATGTGGCGGGCGGCGGTGAAAATCACAGCGTCTATATCACAAGGATTGGCCCGGTTTGCCAGCCACCACACGACATTTCCATGAGCACCAGCTACGAATGCACACAGGAAGCCATAGATCTGGCTGAACAAGACGACGTACAAATATTCAATTACGACATCAACGGCCTCGGGGAAGGGGTGTATGGACAGTTGAAAGCAATGGACAAACCCATACGCTTCCCGATGAATGGAATAATGGGCAATGGAGCGGCAAGCGACGGCCTCATCGATGACGAAGGACTACGCGCCAATGAAAAATTCAGGAACCGCCGCGCTGAAAATTGGTGGAATGCTTTCAAACGCTTTGAAAAAACCTATATGCACCGCAACGGAATACGCATGTTCCCCGCCGATGAATTGGTGAGCCTGCCAAACGATACACGATTGATCATGCAACTCTCACAACCGAGAAAACGATGGTACGGCAGCAAGCTCGGCGTGGAAAGCAAAGAGGAAATGAGAAACCGGGGAATCGTGTCCCCGGACTTCGCCGATGCTTTTATACTGGCCTTCGCCAACTACGACGGCAGCGAACGCGTCATCGACAGGTTTAATTATACCCTGCAAAAAAAACACTACCTGGAATTCGATACCGATATCCTGAAATCCGGCTCGGACTCCTATGTGGTCGTATGCCAGACTCCGGATATGTGCATGCACGCGATCTGCTGCATGTGGTATGGCTATGGCCGCAACGCCATACTGAAGGTATACGCGGAATTCGTGGAACCCAACGCCGTACCCTCGGAACTCGTATCGAAAATCAACGAAGTCACAAGAAGCGACTTGAAGATAGTGAAAGAATGGATTGCCAACGAGGAAATGTTCAACGGAGACGACAAGGGACTGACGGCCCCCTATTTTCTATTCAGAAAAGCCGGTGTACACCTGCATAGAAATTACCAGAACGATTGGCGCGGCGGGATAATGCTCGCCAACCAGATGTTCGACGCCGACATGATACAGATACATAAAGACTGTGACAGGACGATGGCACAGTTGTCAATATGGGGGAGAAAACGCGGCGAACCAGACCAGAAGTTCGGCCTCGCCATGTGCCTGTGCCTGCTGGTGACGCGCCTCAGAAAGAAAAAACAGATAAGCGACGAGGAAATACGACGAAAAATCTATGGAAAAATGATGAAAACCACAGTGGCGGAACAACTGGAAGGCGAATTGACAACATGCATGAAATAGAATGCATAATGACGACGTATAATCGCACGAAATTACTGCGAAAAACCGTGGATTCGTGGAATAGCGTCAATTATCCGCCGACACATATCACCGTTTTTGACGATTGCTCCACGGAAACAAACGAAGTGCGCGCAATAATTAAGGATATGCGGGGCGCGACCCTCGTTGAAGGCAAAGAAAGATTGAAAGCGTATTTCAAAACACCGCATTCCCTTCTGCAAATGTTCAAATCCGGCGCGGAAAACGTGTTCAATATCGACAGCGATACGCTTTTCAACGCTGAATGGTGGATACGCCTGAATATCCTCTTTGAACTCGTGAGAAGTACACCCAATTTTGGCGCGCTTACCCTGTTTGATGATCAGAACTATACGTCAAGAACAATCCCGAACTCCGATCTGCCCCTGAATACCAAAACACGCATCGGAGCCTTCGGAACACTGTTCACCCAGGAATATTTCAACAATTTCGCAAGGAAATACTACGAAGCCGGACGGCCAAACTGGGATTATCGCAGCAGCGAGGCCGCCGACTTCAACGGAATGAAGATTTATGTGAGCAAACAAAGCCTTTTACAGCATATCGGCATAGAAACGGGAAGCCACGTGGGCGGCAACCCGTCTGTCGCCATGAATTTCACCAACGAAACACAATTCATTGACGAAGATTTCATCCGCCCCGATATTATCATACCTACCTGCAAAAAACCCGAAGAAGTGGCCCCGCTTATCGAAGAAATACAAAAATACAGCCGTGGATGCAAGCTCGTCGCAACCTGCCTGCCCAAAAGCGCGGCGATAAACAGAAACCACGGACTCGCCGAAAGCACCGCCGATTATGTGGTCATGTGCGACGACGATACCGGCGGCTTTTATGATGGCTGGTATAGAAACCTGATAAATCCGTTGATTAATGACAAATATATCGTTATGACTTCGGCGAGACTCATTGACAAAGAAGGCAAACCCGCGCGCATGGTCGCGAGTAAGTACGAAATACTGGACACCTTCGAGGAAGTGGTGATGGCCCCAAGCGCATGCATAGCATTCAGAAAAACGGACGTCCGTTTTGACGAACGCTTCATTGGGTGCGGATTCGAGGACTCGTGGTTCTGCCATTGCATGAGCAAAAATGGAAAAATCGTTATTGTAAACTCAGTGCGTATAAGACACGACAACGAAATGAAAAACCAGAAAGACACATTCCAGCATAACCACGATTTGTATCATAAATTATTGGAAGAAGAATTGCGATGATCGATACCCTTATATGGTCGAAAGACAGGGCCATGCAACTTGACCTGCTACTGAGAAGCCAACTGGAATGCTTTCCCGGAGTAAACGCAACCGAAATCGTGTATGCGACCAGCACCCCCGACTTTGAATGCGGATACAAAAAACTCATTGAAAAATGGCAAAACAAAGACATATCGTTCAGGAAGCAAGGCGTTTTCAAAGACAACGTATTGGATGTGTTGAGTTGCTTTCAATCCACCCTGGTACTCGGCAACAGCGACGACAACGTGTTCATTAGCGAAATACCGGACAAAAACTACGCCCTCGACGAGAACACGGCGGCGCTTTCGCTGCGCCTTAATCCCAACGTAAACTTCTGCCACCCGGCCAACCTGCCATTACAACCGCCGGTTTTCGGCCCGAATTCCACGTTCATGTTTCAATATGGGGAACGCATATACGAATGGGACTGGACAACCTGTGATCCGCGCGGCTGCTGGGGCTACCCGCACCCCTGCGACTCAAACCTGTATCGACTCGACGATTGGATTGAATTGCTGCAAGGCGGTGCGTTTCATAATCCCTGTAGCATGGAATTGTGGATGAACCGAAACCGGCCAAGCAACAAGCCCAAGATGCAGTGCTTCAGTAAAACCAAGCTCGTCAGCGTGAGCAATAACAGGATAGATCAGGGCGGCAGCAATAACCCGCATGGCGACGAAACACAAGAAACCCTGAATGCCAAATGGCTGGACGACTGGGTCATCGATTACGGGCTATTCAGGGATTTACAAGTAAGCCAATGCCACATTGTCAAACCATATACGTTTGTGAGGGAATGATGAAAATATCACTTTACGACAAAGAATTTGAACATATTAAAAATCCCACCAGCTATTGCGGCTACGATTCGCCCGCCAACATTGAATGGAACCGCGACGGCAACGACGAAATAGCGGCGTTCACCGAACGCTGTTTCGATTATGAAATAATTAACAAATGCACAAGTAAAACAAAAATATGCTGGCCGCTGGAAAGCCCGTTTATCCACCCCTTGGCTTATGAGTGGACGCGCGATAATTGGCAAATCTTCGATTACGTGATGACTTTCGATGAAGAACTGATGCGCCGAATCCCAAAAAGCAAAACTATATTCTGGTCGCCAGGGGGATCATGGATATGGCGCAAAGACTGGGCCATATATCCAAAAAATAAAAATGTTTCCATTGTCGCTGGAATGAAACGCATGACCGAAGGCCACAAACTCAGGCATGAAGTGATTGCCCGTATCGGCGACAGATTTGATATGGTATGCGGCTATGGCCGGAATCCAGTTGAACCCAAAATGGACATTTTTAAGGACTACCGATTCACCGTCGTAATTGAAAATTGCAAGCGCAATTGGTACTGGACGGACAAACTCGTAGATCCCATGCTGTGCGGTACGGTCCCGATATTCTGGGGCTGTCCGGCCATCGGCGATTATTTCGATGCGCGAGGCATATTGACTTTTGACACCACCGAAGAACTTGCGAAAATATTGTCCACCCTCGATGTCGAACACTACGAATCTCTGAGGCCATATATCGAAGAAAATTTCAGACGCGCGCAAAAGTTCGCCATCGTGGAAGATTATATGTATAATTCGTTTTTCAAACAATTCGATAAGGCATCAGATGACATTCGATCCGGTTTATGAAATCTATAAGTTGAAAAACTTGCACGTTCTTACCAGACAGAGATATCAGCTCGCCTGTCAGTATTGTGACGATATGGATGTCATGGATATTGCCTGTAATTCCGGCTATGGTTCTTATATGATATCCCGGACGGCAAAGTACGTAATGGCCTGTGATATTTCAAAAGAATCGATAGATTTTGCAAATAAACACTGGAAAGCCGACAACATAGAATATGCCGTCGCCGACCTATTGAAAATGTGGGTTGGAAACCTTTACGATGTGGTTGTGTCACTTGAAACCATCGAACATATTTTTACCGAATACTCGGAAATCGTGGCAAAACTGAAACAGCACATAAAACCCTACGGCCTTTTAATTCTGTCGTTTCCCAAAGACGAACAGCGCGAACCCGACGAAAGCCACGTCCATACGAAGATCAAGGAAAGAAATATTGTCCATGCGTTGACGGACAACGGGTTTTTCATCGACAATTATATTACCCAGGGAAACCGGGAATATCAGAGTATTGTTTATGAACAGGTCATCATTGTTGCAAGAAGGCAGGATTAATGAAATATATTTCATCTTATTGGGAAGAAGAAATCAATAAAATCAAGGCGTTTTTTGAGTCCAACCCAACGGCAAAATATTGGGACTGCCCGCAAATATGCCACGGCATGATAAGCGGCGGGATTGTCCATACGATAATGATCCAAGCCGTCCATATCATCAGATGGCAACAACAAACCGGAAACGTCATACAGAACATAAATGGCTTCGTTGAACTCGGCGGCGGAACTGGAAACATGGCTCGTAATGTCCGGGCTGTGAATAAATCCCCGTATACAATCATCGATATACCGGAAATCCATAAAATCCAGCAATGGGTGAATAAAGGCGAGGATTTTTTATATTATGATACCGAACGCCTTGATGATTTCACCACAAACGCTGAAATGTTCATCAGTTGCTTTGCTCTTAATGAAACTAGTCCGGCATGCATTGAAAAGGTGCTGGATACCAATTTTTTTGGCTGCAAACACGTGCTTGTCGTGTATGGCAGAGACTATCCAGCGCCTTTTTGTTTTGACAAATACGCGGAAAAGGCAAGATCGTTGGGCGCCCACTGGACGCTTGATGATATAGAACATTACATTTTCAGATAGGAGTTTCTTATGGCTTGGACAGGCGACACATACCGGCAGGCGTGCGTGGAGTACATATTGAAAAACAATATTTTCGTTCCGGGAAAAGCCAATTATCAATTCGGCATTTATAGCGGCACTACCCTGAAATTCATCTATTACCTGTTTCTCAAATATGATATTCCCTGCCAGAAAATATTGGCCTTCGATTCTTTTGAAGGGTTGCCCGAAGAAGCCCGAGGAATAGAAAAAAGCGACGAATGGGACAAGGGCGTATACAGCATGAAGGCAATGTTCCAACAAGATGACCCACAAAAGATCATAGATAAAATCATGGAAAGAGTGAGCATCCACGACGACGCCTTGGAATCCACGAGAAAGATTCCCATTGAATGGCATGTCGGTTTTTTCGCCGATGTTTTGAATGCTGATTTCATGGCAGGTGGCCCGCTTCCCGCCTTCTGGGTCGATCTTGATGTGGACATGTATATTTCGGCAGTGCAGGTGCTTGATTTCATGTTGAAAAACCAATTGATTCAAGTCGATACCGTTTTGTCCTTCGACGATTGGGGCGGCACGGAAGAATACAGGGGCGGCGAAAGCCTTGCATTCAAAGAAATGTGCGAGAAATACAAGATGTTCGCCGAATGCTTTCATACCTATGAAGGTGTTGATAAACGCGATGCAAACCGGCACCATTGCCAAAAGGCGTTTATAGTAAGGAGTATTGGATAATGGCGAGACTCGATGAACTTCTCAGCGAAGTACGAATGACGACCGGCGACAGAATTCACGGAAACATGTTTGTTGGTTTATACCGCATGGTTCAAGAATATTATAATTCTGATTTTGTCGTCGTTGAAATCGGCAATTTTCAGGGCGCTTCTACGGAATTGTTCGCCCTTACCTGCAAGCATGTGTACGCCGTTGATCCATATACTTCGGGGTTTTCCACGGCCATATCAGAGTCGGATTTAATTATGGCCGAAGCATGTTTTATTGAACGAATGAAAAACTATCCCAATGTCACTAAATTAAGAAAACCAAGCGTTGAAGCAAGCAAGGGTTTTGAGGATGGTAGCGTTGATGCCGTTTATATCGACGGCGATCACAATTACGAGGCCGTCATTGATGACATGAATGCATGGATGCCTAAACTCAAACCTACCGGAATACTCAGCGGTCATGATATTAACGATGACAAAGTAAGTTCCGCCGTGGAGTCGATAATCGGTATGCGATACAAGGGGTTCATAGATTTTTCATGGGCGGCAAGAATGGAAAAAATATTGGAATGGAAAGAAAAGCGTGAGTAATCTTTACATCAAGACACCGGCGGGAATTTGCACCCAAGGGTTTTTTGCCCTGTTTTTACAGGTATTGGAAGTTTTGTCCCGCCTTAAGATCGACGAAAACGAGGTTGTCGTTGATTTCAGGAAAAACAATTTTTATCTTGATAAATCAAGGCCCGGATCGAATATGTGGGATTATTTTTTTGAACAACCTTCATCATATACCCTTGCAGAAGCATTGGAAACCGCTGATTTTGAACGCCGCGATTTCAAGGAATACTGCGGAGTATATGGTTTTAAAAACGGCACGCACGATTGGCCGCCGGAATTGCTTTCGGAGGCGCGCGAAGTATGCCGAAAATATATAAAAGTAAAGAGATGCGTTTTTGATTTGACCGACCGCTTTTATGAAGAAAACATGAAGGGCAAAAAAATACTTGGTATCCAAAAGCGCGGAACGAATTACTGGACTGTCGGACATGGACGCGGAAAAAACATACCGCTGGAACATTATTTTAAATCGGTTGATGATAAGTTGTTTCAGTTCGATAACATTTTTCTCGTTACCGATGAATTAAAAACACTGGAAGAATTCAGAAAAAAATATGGCAAGGCTCTGATACATTACGACGAAGCAAAACTGGATGACGGCACACAAGACATACCACTGTATTTACGCGACAAAAGCGACGGACACAAATTTGGGGAAGACGTTTTAATTGAAGGAGTATTGCTTTCCCGTGTCGATTATCTTCTTGCCGTGACATCCAATATCTCCCAATTCGCCAAAATATATAATCCGACCTTGCAATTTGAACATATCGACAAACATATAAAATATAAGGACTGATATGAGCAACAACGTCTGGACGAATGAATTTAACCCGTTTAATTCATGGAAACTTCTGTGCTGGTACGATCATATGCAGGCCATTGCTTCTGGTCAATTTATGCCGCCGGTGAACATCGCACTTGATGTAATCCAGGGATCAAAAGATAGAAAGTTATGTGGCGGACTTCGCTGCAATTTCTGTATGAGCGATCTTGAAGACAAAAGCGAAGAAGCGAGAATACCAAGGGACTTGCTTTTCGGTATGCCAAGATTTTTTAAAGAATGGGGAACGCCTTCTCTTTGCCTTGCCGGACACCACAGCGACACGTTGGCATATAATCACGAAGACCTGATAGAATTTCTGAGATTATCGAATAAAAACGGAATTGAAATAGGATTTGTCTCTAATGGAAAATTGCTTACCGAATACATAATCCCCGATATAGTACGCAATTGCAAATGGACAGGGTTTTCCATTAACGCTGGAACGCCGAAAACGTATATGAAAATTACGGGAAGCGTATTGGATACCTTTAATCGTACCATGGATAGCATATCAAGAATGACGGATTATTGCAAGGAATTTCGATTGAACCATCCCATATGCTTTAAATTCCTTATCACCGATGACAACTATATGGAAATTCTTGATGCCGTCAGAGTGGCTAGAAACATTGGGTGTCGATATATCCAGATACGTCCCTGCGAACTGCCGGAATTCAGGTCTGACAAAATTGATACGCGGCTTGTCGATGACCAATTGCATGAAGCCTTGTCTTATGAAATACCGGGGAAATTTGAGGTGTTTGGTATCCGCGAAAAGTTCACCGCCAACTTTAAGAAAAAATTGCCGTACAAATGCGTGGCGTCTCCACTTGGCAGCACATGGAAGGCCAACGGGGACATTGTTATTTGTCCCGACCGCCGCTGGTCCGCCCATCTTCCCGATATGGTCATGGGCAATTTTATCACCGAGGGACTGGAAGCCATAAGAAGAAAATGGGGTGGCCCGGAACACCTGAGAATGATAAAAGCGGCAAACGCTGACATGTCAAATTGTATACGATGCACAAGTTACCAATGGAATGAAATCTACAGAAACACCGTGGAATCCGATCCGCTTGACGTTAAGTTGATATGAGCATACCAAAACAAGTTTATACATACTGGGAAGGCGTGATGCCTCCCTTTATTGATTATTGCATAAAATCAATACGTGATCGTAGCGGCGTTAAGGTGATATTTCTTAATCCCGGAAACCTTCAGGACTACATGGATGCATCATTGCTTAATCCCTTGGTCAATAACCTACGCATCATCAATCAACGGGTAGATTGCTACCGTATGGCCGTGCTTTATAAACACGGCGGAATGTGGTGCGATGCCGACACCCTTTTTCTCCGCGATTGTTCGAGTATGTTTGACATAGACACCGATTTTGCCGGGTTCCGATGGCCGCACAACAACAGCCTTCTGAATGGATATTTTTTTGCCAAGCCACAATCGAAGTTTCTCAGACGCGCATTGGAAATCGCCAACGAAAGGATGGAGTCGAATAAGCGCAGCAATTCTGAGGCGCAGGGCTGCGATTATGGCGAAGCCCTTTTCTTTCATGCCGCCAAAGAAGTGGATGTCGGAGAATTTCCAATTACCAAAATATTGCCGGTTCAGTTCCCCACGGATGCGCTTATTTGGCTTAAACCCAACAACATTTATCGATATCTGAGGGACGAAACCGTTGCCGTGGGAATGAATTACAGCCACTGCACCGAAGAAATGAAACAGGCGACCATCGATGAAATCGTGCAATGGAAAAACCTTTTCGGCAGTTTGTTCAGGTTTTATCAGTCCATGGAATTCAAAAAACAGGTGGTGGCCGTTTTCGATATACGCAAAAACAAACAGTCAACGGAATGGATCAGCGAAACCCTTACTTCCATTTATGATTATTGTGAAACCATCCTTGTGGTAGGTGGAAACACCTCGCTTGAAATATCAGGTCTGATTAATGAGTGGGAGTTGTTGCGCGATTCTGAAAAGAAGACAAAATTTGTAGACGTTCCTCCATCATCGGGGGTTTTGCTTCATGTGGAACCCGGCGACGTGTGGAAACGATATTGTCTGGAACGCCTACTTACACGCAAAAGAAACTCTCGCATAAAAAAGAAACGCTATATACGGTATCCCTTTGCTTTTGTGAAAGAAGATATAGTGTGCTTCAACTTCGATGGTGGTACAACATACGAGGATTTTGACGATGTTTACGTGGAAAACTTCGCAATGGTCACTGAAAATAAATGGGTAAATCAAGGTGTTCCCGAAATACCAGAGGAAAAAGCAAGGGGGGTTTTATCAATAGCCGCACAGATGTTCAATGAACTGCCGGAACCCGTGCAAAACTCTGAGTACGCGAATGCAAAATTGCATGATTTTAAATGCAGGTATGCAGAAAAAAAAGAACCCGCAGATATGGTCATAGACGAATTAAAAAGAACCGGCCCCAATAGCGCAAATTGGGGTAGTAACGCACATAAAAGTGAGTGGATAAAAAAGGCAAAAAGAATCTGGTTTTAAGCGTATAAAAGAAACATCTTGCTTTTTTAATTTATTTAAGATATATTAAAGGTGGTGGTCATGTTGTGTGTGAAGCCGAACAATGGGCGGGAACCCGATTCCCGTCCATTTTCTTTTAGGTACTTAAAATTCAACTGCCCCCATCATTTTTCTAATGGAATTATTTGCCGTTCAATACTGGGGGGAATAAGCGAAGAAAGCCTGATGGCGTATAATTTTGACATAGCACCGTTTCGCCAACTCTTTAATTGCTGGAATTGTCGGCACTTCGTTGAAATTGAGATCAAAGGGTTTAATTCGATGCCAAAATATCGGGTACTCGGAAGAAATGAGGAGTTCGGCGCAATAAAGGAAACCGATCTTTTCCCTCTCATTGAAATTGAAAGGGAAGGAGTGCGCTAATGGATGCACCCGCCGTTACCAGTGGATTAATGACGCTTCCCGCCGACGACATGGCGTATTACTACGAGGATTTCAAACGCGCCAAAACCGCCAACAATCCTGATAGATTACGTTGTATCCGCAGCATGATGGCCTATACCGGCCTTGATGCTGGTCAATGGGACGATGCACTGAAAAGCACCATGTTCTCCGAAGGTCGTGACCCCAAAACCTATAATTTCATCCGATTTTTGGTTGCCGGTCACGCGGGCAACTACATAATGAACTCCGTTGACCCCACCTTCGTAGATCGCGAAGATGACTCCATAGACACCCTTGAAGCCACGGATGTACTGCAAAAAAAGTGGTATTCAATGAAGGATCGCGGCCGATACAAGTCAGATACCATGCTTTGCATTGAAAATGGCCTTGTTTATTGCGGCACCCAAGAACTCGTAATAATGAAACCATCACTGGATCCTCGTACCTGGTACATCGCTTTTCCAAGTCTTCGGCCCGATCTGGTGTTCTATGACCCCAACGTGACCGGTGACAATATCAGCAGGACTGCCCGTAAAGCGTTTAAACGGGTTTTTCTTACTGCTCGTCAGGCAATGCAGATTTATCCCAAAAAGGCTGCTGAAATTGAAAAAAAAGTGTTTGATTCTCTGGCTTTTGAACAGGATAAATACGAAATTCTGAACATTGATAGCTTCAGGGCCGATACGGTTAATCGCCTTGGAAATAAGCATGAATGCATCGAAATACTGCATATTGAGGACGAAAAAACGATCACTCAGATTCATGTGCCGAGCGCGCAGGAAATACCGCAAACCAAGCATATATTTAATTCCGTGGAAGATATCACCACCAAAAAACTATGGGCAATGAAGCAGGGGATAGAGCTCAGGGACGAGGATATTTACACCACACCCCAATTTAAACCGATTAACAAGATCACCACCTTTTGCCCCGATCTTGGCGTTCTCCTTGAAAACGGTGATGATGAACGCCAACTCGAAGGGCACCTGCCTCTTTATTCGTGGTCGTTTTTGCAGAAATACGGCAAATTTGTCGGTTTGGTGGATTTTCTCATAGATGCGCAGCAAGACCTGAATAAGCGGGAAATGGCAAAAACCAAGCTGCTTACCCAAACCCCCCTGCAAAAATTCTGGATTTCCGAGGATGTTGAAGACGTTGAAGGACAACGCATGGATGAAGTGGTGGCGGATTTTGCCGACTCATCTAAGCCAATTCAGGCTCCCGCCGGCGTACCCGGCAACATGCTCGTGGGTTCAATTCTTGGCGCATCCAATATCGGAAGTCTGGTCACTGACGAGAACATCAAAATCGATTTTATGAACCGCATTGCCGCGCTGCCCATTGCCATGCAGGGCATGACCGAGCGCACCGGGGAAAGCGGTATATTGCATGGCCGCAAGGTCATTGAGGGCACGATAATGAATCGCATTCCCCAGGAATGGGTGATGCAACACGAACACGACAAGGCCGAAGATTGGGTTAAGGTGGTTCTCAATATTTTTCAGGATGTTCCCAATATTCCGATTACCAATTCCGACAACAAGGAAACGGTGGTCGCCAATGAAATAGTGGGCTTTGATGATAATGGCAACATTGTTCAACGTAGAAGTCTGAAAAACCTGAAGCGCGTGGAAGTAATAATTACGTTGACCAAAGAAAATGACTTCATGAAGCAGGCCAAAAAAGAAATGGCCGTGGCTTCTTTACAGGCAATGCCACCTACTGCAACAAATCCGCCGATACGTGCTGCTTTTGAGTGCGCGTTGGCGGTAAACATGGATTTCACTGACGATATTGAAAAAGAAAAAGCGGTTAAGGCCGCTGAATTGTCATATCGGTTAGCCATGTCGCAGGGCGAATTGGCGCTTATGCAAATAGATGCTAAAAAAATGCAGATGCAGACCCAAATGGCTGGTGGAATGCCACCAGTAGGGCAACCAAGCCTTGCACCACCGCAACCAAGTGCGCCCAAAGCGGAAAAACCCATGGAACCACCATCAACCAGGGTGGAAGCGGCGGGTCGGCCATCTATACCGCAAACACCGGAGATAGGAGCGGGAGCAAATGAGCAACCAAATGCCGGATAGTTTAAAACAGAAAACATGGAAAATGGGAATGCGAAAGGAAAATCCAAGGAAAGCAAAACCCAAAAAGAGGAAATCCAAGCGATAGTTTGATTTTAAAATAAACGGGCAACCTTCGGCTGATCCCCGGAGGCTGTAAAGAAAATGGGCAAGTCGGTGCCGACTCACTGACTGCCCTTTTTCTTTGCCCAAAACCTGCTGTACAACAGCGAAAGGATTGCAAATGTCAGACACAGACAAAGCCGTTATGGACGGCAAAGAAAATCCGGCACAACCGGACGCAGTGGCTATTGAGTCCACAGAGCAGCCAAAAGCCCCTGAAATTACCTCTGAAATGCTTACTCAGGCAAGCAGAAGGGGTGATGTAAGGACAATGGAAGAAGCGCGAAAAAAGCTTTTTTCCAAACCCGACGTTTCACGTGAAACGCCAACGCCTTCCTCGAAAAAAGAAAAAGAAACAGAACCGCCTGCGCCACCAGCAAAAAGGGTTTTTGTAACCAAGTACAAGGGCACCGATGTTGAGCGCGATGATTCAGACGGCTTCCTTGAGATGAAAAATTCTGCTGAATTGAAAAAATCATGGATTCATAAGGACCTCACCATCGAAGAACTTGAGAAGCGCGTTAAAGAAGCGCGTTCGTTCGCGGCGGCAAGGGAAAGGGAATCCCTCGAACTCAAAACGCAACTTGAGGCAGCGACAAAACCGCATGAAAAGCCCCCCGTAGTTGAACAACCCAAGCCGGTGATTCCACCTGCGCCGATTGTTGAACGGCCCAAGGTTCCCGATATTCAAATGATCGTAGACCTTCCCGATGATCCTACCGATTGGACACCGGAACAGGGCAAGCAATTTAAAGCATATCAGCGACAAAAGGCCGAATATGATTTGAAGATGGCGGATTATGTTGAATCTTTAAGGTCTCAGCCTTCGGTAGCACCCGTTATAAAGCAGGAAATACCGGATGATGTCAAGAACGCCCTTAAGGAACTCGATATAATCAGGGCTGAACGAGCGGCCATGGAACAAAAAGCCGTTGCCCAGAATTACTGGAAAGGCGTTGAGGAATTTCAGAAGAAACACAAGGAATTTGCTTTCAAATCGAACCCCGAAGAACTTCATGCAAAAGTCATTGCGTGGATGGACAAGCTCGCAGAAGGCTTGGGCGCACCGAAACCCTATCAGCAAGGTGGCCCGGAATGGAACAATTTCATCCAGAAACGCGACGAGTACGTTGGACAATACTTGAAAGGCGACAAGGCAATTATCGAAAAAGCCACCGGCATTGAACCTCCCGAAGACTACGACAAATATTTCAGGATTGCCGAGCTTGAGAGGACACACGCCTCTCTGAAAAACGATAAGACCCTTGGCCCGAACTCAACTTTGCATGATGCATACATAAAACACCTTGACATTACCGGCCAGATGGAGCAAGGTGTAAACTCATTGATGGCCGATCAGTTTTCCAAGGGCGCGGATGCAATTACCAATGTGCTGAAGAGAAGCGATAAAGCCGCAAAGGCCGTTCCGCCTGAAATGGCGCAACAGAATTTTGCCCCGGTTGCAGACGTTACACCAACGGATATGCAATGGTTTTCATCGTTTATCGGAAAGCCGCAATTGGTAATGAAATTGGCACCCGAGGAAAGAGCGAAATTCAACGAAATCAAAAAGAAACTTAACTGGACAACATAGGAGATAGATTATGGGAACAACTAATGGTGTAGGCGAACTAGTTGCCGCTACACTTGATGACATGTATGTAGATTCAGCGCTGCTTCAAAAGCAGTGGAAAAACGACAAGCTTTATATGGAATCGGTTCAGGGCGATGCCATCCTTGGAAACATGGATTTGGTAAAGCCTCTTGAAGCGGTTAGC